ATAGATGCCAGACGAGACTAATGGATATAGCTCAATTAATAGCAGACTTTGGGTTCCCAATTGTGGCAATGGTTGGTCTTGGTTATTTTGTTTACTTTGTTTGGGTTATGATCACAAGGGTTATAAACCCAACCATTAAAGATATGCACATCACACTTATTAAACTAATAGATCAAATAAGAATGTTAGATAACGATATGATTAGATTACAACAAAAAGTGAACACAGTTTTACAAATAAAAGAAAACGAAAAGAAAAAGAAATGAAATGGCTACTTTATTATTTGATACTTTTTTTACTAGGTTTTACTGCGACAGCATCTGGAGATGAGATAGTTCAAAGTTTTAAAAGCCCTAGTTTTAGTGGCATTAGTACGTCTTCACATTATTTAACCATAGATGAGCAAGAAAAGTCTCGGCGAGATGAAATCGCTGAAGATATAGAGAACGCTTTAAAAGAAGCGGAGCGAGAAGCAGATAACACGACTCTTGCTAAATTTTTAAGAAATCTTGAAAGCAGAGTATACAGTCAGCTTTCAAGAGACATAGCAGAGTCTTTATTTGATTCTGATAAAGGTGGAACGGGGGGCAGTATCGTGTTGGAAGGCAGCACTATAAAGTTTGTTAATGACGGAACCAGTATAACGCTTACTGTTATTGATGAAGACGGGACAATAACTGAGATTATTATTCCCGTAGGGATATTTGGAATATGTTCAGACGACTGTGGAATTTAAGCCTACTGGCTTTATTGCCTTTTATCCTATCAGGATGTGCTAGTTTTGCCCCGGTGGGACACTCAGGATGTGCTGATATTCTTGAGTGTGTTGAAGAACCAGAGGTTGTTAGACCCACACAAAAAAAATTAATAGAGCTAAGACCACCTAATCAACAAGCTGTGGTCGCTGTTTATAATTTTATGGATTTAACTGGGCAACGTAAAAGTTCACAAAAAATGGCTTTATTCAGTACCGCAGTTACCCAAGGAGCTGACAACTATCTTATAGATGCCCTTAGAAGTGCAGGAAATGGCACATGGTTTGTTGTTGTAGAACGATCTGCACTAGATGCTTTAACCAGAGAACGACAGCTTATAAAGCAAACCAGACAGACCTATGATGGCGAGAATGGAAATACACTAAAGCCTTTATTGTTTGCTGGAATACTAATAGAGGGTGGAATTGTTCAATACGACACCAATATTGGTACTGGCGGGAATGGGGCTAGATACTTGGGTATAGGCTCTAGTAACCAATGGAGAAAAGATGAAATTACTGTTTCTTTAAGAGCTATTCTTGTTCAAACAGGAGAGGTAATGATAAATTGTATGACAAGCAAGACTGTGCTGAGTGCGGGCGTGAGCCGAGACGTGTTTCGTTTTGTTGAAATGGGCACTGAACTTGTAGAAGTTGAAACAGGCTACACAGAAAATGAAGCTATAGGTTACGCAACTAGATCAGCAATTGAAGAAGCAGTCTATACCTTAATTATGAAAGGATTAGAACAACAAATGTGGGATTTTAATTATGAAGAAACTAATTAGTTTTATAGCAATCTTTGCTGTTTCTGCAAGCTATGCTGGCAATAACGATATTTACATAACCCAATCAGGAACTGGGCTGACAATGAACGTAGATCAGATTGGTGATACCAACAAGGTGGGTACGTCACAAGCAAGGGCTACCTTTACGGGTACCTCAATGACCGTGGACATCGATCAAGTGGGCGATAGCAATACAATGGCAGCTTCAGTGGCTCAAGGTAATAGCACCTCATTCACAGCAACACACACTGGAGATAGTAATACAACTACCCTAGCTTTAGGAGCGACAGGCGATGTTGCCAATACAGATTTTGATTATGCTGCAACAGGTGATTCTAATGTTTTAACAATGACTCAAGGCGCAGCAGCCACAGCAACCGCAGGTAATCAGGATATAGTGGTCGCAGGTACTTCAAATAATATTAATGCAACTTGTGAAGTTGTAGGTTGTATAAACAATTGGAATGTTGATGGGGATTCAAATGATATTGATACTACACAAACGGGAAACTCAGATCATGCCATAACCGCGATTGTAACTGGTAGCACCAATAATATAGACATAGATCAGACCAATAGCACTGGCTCGGTATCTGATGTGGTAGTTATTACATCAACTACAAGCAATGGGACTATAGACATAGACCAATGCACAAGTGGCTGTTAATCGCTTTAATTTTTTCATTAAACTCTTATGCAGAGATAGGTGAAATATCGGAATTAAGAGGAAATGGAGAAGTTCTACGAAAAGATCAAGCAGATAAACTACTTGCCAAGACTGCTCTTGGTATTTTCAGCTATGATGATGTGCGCACTGGTAATGGTCGTATTGGCATTACATTTCTTGATTCTACTATTATTCGTCTTACTGAGCATAGCAAGATTATTATTGATGAGTATATCTATGATCCTGATCCAAGCAAAAGCAGAATGGCGCTCAAAATGGCAGGCGGAACAGCCAGATTTATTACTGGTGCGTTGGGAAAAATAGATAAAGAGAACATTTCCATTGAGACACCCAGTGCCTCGATTTTTATTAGGGGCACAGATTTTACAACCACAGTTGATGAACTAGGAAGAAGCCTAGTTATATTACTGCCTAGCCCTGACGGCAGTAGCTCTGGTGAAATTACAGTAGAAACATTAGCGGGCATTGAAGTATTAAACCAACCGTTTCAAGCCACCATGGTCAGTATGTCGGAAAGCCCGCCTACTAAACCAGTTACCTTGTCTAATATGACTTTGGGTTTTATAGATAATCTTTTAATAGTGACCCCTCCCGATGAGGTACAACAAGCGGTAGACGAACAATCACAAAGCTCAAGCAATGTACTCGATGCCGATTTCTTAGAAGAAAACGATTTAGATGATGACAGTGATTTATCTAAAGACGAGTTGCAAGAGGAGATCACCAGACTGGATATAGACTTATTGGCAGTAGACTTTTTGCAAGACCTGCTAGAAATGATTGAAACAGTCGCCGCAGGCGGTAAAGATGACGGCGATGCAGGAGAGTTAGATGGGGTAAAAATAGAAGGCATTATCCCCGGCTTTGACCCAAATGCTCAAGTTTATACTTTTGTAGAAGGTGAAATACTTACTTTATTTAGGCAGGTAGAAAACACAATTGATTTAGAATTAGATAAGTCAGGCGGATATAATATAGAAATTCTTTCTGCTGGAAAACAAATTAGCATTAGAACAAATGGGGGCGGTGAAAATGAGATTATTATTAATCAGTCTGATTAGCTTGAATCTCTACGCGGGTGATAACAATGTTGAGATAAGAACGAAAGGCAGTTCTTCGCTTATACATATTGACCAAATTGGCTCAGGAAATACGGCTAGGGTTTGGTGTGGTTTATCTGAAGGCACTTACACTACCCATAATTGTAGTAATGCAGAAATAGATATAGATCAAAATGGCACAGGGAACACTGCTAGAGCCTATAGCCAAGTGGCTAATCACACAGGTAACGAGTATAAAATAGATCAAGATGGTAACGATAACTTCGGATACATTGATGCTGACGATGATTCAAATGATATGGATATTATACAAAACGGCAACGATAATGATGCCGAAATCTATATGCAAGGGGACGATAATGTTTATAAGATCACCCAAACAGGCGATGATAAAGAAGGCGAGATAAGGGCTTTTGGTGACGATTCAGAGTTTACTATAACCCAATCAGGGACAGGCGAACACTATGCCAAGATTTATGCCAGTGGTTCAGCAGATAATAACGATGCGACCATAACTCAAACAGGTAGTGGAGATCACTATATGAAGCTAAACTTCTATACCGATGATTATAATGTGGATGCCACACAATCTGGTGCTACTAACAAAAGCATTACTGTTAATTATAATTGTTCCACAAACTGTAATAAAACTGTAACTATCAATCAAGGTGACTAGATTTTTCCAGTTGTTCGTTATTATTGTCTTATTGGGTGTACCTTTGGTACAGCAATGGACACCGCTTCAAATATTAAAACTCAAGACCTTTGATACGTTTGTTACAGAACAAAAGCCTTCTGGTTATTTTTCAATCCTTAATATTACTGAAGAAAATGTTGAGGTAGAAGGCGGTTATCCGTTTCCCAGAAAACGATTAGCTGAGATACAGGATGACCTTGTAGCACAAGGGGCATTAGGGGTCGGTTGGGTTATTAGCTTTCCGCAGAAGGATCGTCTTGGTGGCGATGTGGAGTTTGCCAAGAGTCTTGCGTCTGCGCCTAGTGTGGTCGCAACTTTTGAAAACGATAACGGCACTTATCCAATGACCACAGGTACAGTTATTTTGGGCAAGGATCATGGTGGGTTTAAGGCTAAAGGTGTGGTACAAAATATCCCCTTACTTCGTGAATCGGCTTATGAAGGCATTGCAGTTGCACCAACCGAGGTTGACCAACTGGTAAGGCGTATGCCATTATTACTAAGAACCCCTGACGGATGGGTTTCTGCCTACGGCACAGAGGTTCTAAAAGTTTTAACTGGTGCAGACACCTACCTAATAAAAACTTCAGAAGCAGGTATACAAGAGATTAGAGTTAAGGGACTGCCGCCAGTTAAGACCGATACCTTGGGCAGAAAATGGATCAGTTGGGTCAATACACCTGAATTTTCTTTAACAGAGATTAAAAGCACAGAGCTTATTAAAAATCGTTTTGTGTTTGTCGGTGTCACAGCAAAAGGAGTTATGCCTCAAGTGGCTACTCCGGCCGGTTTATTGGAACCCCATAAAATACAAACAGCGTTGTCCGAAAGCATTTTAATAGAAGACAGTCCGTTAATCCCTGATTATGCGTTGCTTGTTGAGTTAGGGATATATCTAGCGACAACGGTTCTGGTTTGGTTTTTCTTAAACTTTTTTGGTGTCACATGGGGGTTGTTCTTCTTTTTAATGTTAAATGGCGCTGTTGCTTATTCAGGCTATTATTTAATTCAGTCCAATTTATTAATTGATGTTACCTGGTCATTAATCTCTGGCTTTATTACAGGCTCTATTGCGTTTTATTTGAATTTTAGAGAGCAGTACAAGCTCAGACAGCAGATTAAAAAGCAATTTGAACATTATCTTGATCCTAGACAAGTTAAAAAACTACAAGACAACCCAGAACTGCTTAAATTGGGCGGCGAAAAAAGATACGCGACCTATTTGTTTACCGATGTACGAGGGTTTACCTCTATGTCTGAATCACTACCGCCAGAAGATGTGACTTATATTATGAACCGGGCGTTGACGGCACAACAACTATCGGTGCAGAAATACGAAGGCATGGTGGATAAATACATAGGTGATGCAATGATGGCAATATTCAATGCACCTTTGGATCAACCGGCCCATGAAAACTTGGCCATTGATTGTGCATTAGACATTATGAAGAACATGGAAGAGCTAAATAAAGAGCTTAAAGGTAAAGGGTTGCCACCAGTAGCCATAGGCATTGGTATTAATTCTGGCGAGGCGGTAATTGGTAATATGGGCAGCGACAGTCGGTTTGACTATACGGCGATTGGCGATGCGGTTAACACAGCAGCACGGCTTGAATCGGCAACCAAAGAGGTGGGTGTGGATTTGCTCATAGGCAAAAATACTGCTCAATTTACAAAATTTAAGTTAAACTTAATAACAACAATTAACGTTAAGGGCAAGGCTGATGCCTTGGACGTGTATACGGTATAAGATGAAATCATTAAAAAAAAATACAAAATATAAAAAAGCAAAAAAAATGAATGCAGGAGGTCCAGTAAAATCTGGAATTGCAAGAGCTTGTGGTAAAGTTATGAATGACAGAAGAAAAGTTACTAAATATTATTAAAAAACATAGGTGAATTATGAGTGATGAACATTATCCTAGCGGTAGGTTTGGCGGCGACATGGATCGAAATGAGGTTGAAATGGACCTTAACAAGTTCATGGCCATGGTACAAGAAATCGGTGCACTTAAAGACAAGATTAGGGAATTAGAAGACGTTAAGAACAATAACCCTTATCAAAAAATTATCTTTGTGGCTCAAGCTGTTGATAGCTGGAGAATATTTCCAAGGGTGTTTTTATCGGTGTATGTTTATTTACTTTACTACACAACCTTCTGGTTTATGGATTTACCGGAACCCAGCTTTGAACAATCGGGTTTAATCTCTATTGTTGTAGGTGCAGGTGCCGCTTGGTTCGGACTTTATGCTGGAACATCAGGTAGTTCAAAAAGTTTTAAGGGTGAAAAAGAATAGTTAATGGCCTTACTTAAAGTACAGTTTACTCCTGGGATAAAGAAAGAAGGCACTGCCTTGACTGCTAAAGGCGGTTGGTTTGATGCTAATTTGATGCGGTTCAGAAAAGGTTTGCCTGAGAAGATAGGTGGTTGGACCAAGGACACACCTAAAACATTTTTATCAACCTGTCGTGCTCTACACTCTTGGGTAGATTTAGAGATTACTAAGTTTTTAGGTTTAGGCACAACGTGGAAATACTACATCCAAGAGGGCGCTAATTTTAATGATGTAACTCCTTTAAGAGCAACTACAGGGGCTAATGAAATTTCTTTTGCTAAAGTTGCAAATGGGGATGCGACTCTTACTGTCACGGATACTGCCCATGGAGCCGTAAAAAATGATTTTGTAACTTATAGTGGTTGTGTAAGTTTGGGCGGTAACATTACAGCAAATGTTCTTAATCAAGAATATCAGATTGCCACTATTACCAGTGCTAATGTTTACACTATTGAGGCTAAAGATACAGATGGTGATGAAGTAACAGCAGCGGCGGGTGATTCTGGTACTGGTCAAGGCACTATAATTGGGGCTTATCAAATTAATGTCGGCCTCGATAATTATGTGTCTAGTTCAGGTTGGGGTGCAAGCCCTTGGAGTGACGGGACTTGGGGTGCTGTTGCTGCTTTATCTGCAACTAATCAGTTAAGATTATGGTCACATGATAATTTTGGTGAAGATTTAATTATGAATGTTCGCTCTGGAGGAATTTATTATTGGGACACCAGTGCTAAAACATTAGGCACAGATAGGGCTGTGGCATTAAGTGATTTAAGTGGGGCTAATTTAGCACCAACACTTGGTTTACAAACTATTGTTAGTGATATTGATCGACATGTTCTGGTGTTGGGGGCAGACCCTCTAAACTCTGGCGGGACTGCTAGAACAGGAGCGATTGATCCGATGTTTATTGCGTGGTGCGATCAAGAAAACGTTACTGAGTGGGAGCCTAAAGCGATTAATACGGCGGGTTCGGCCCGTTTGTCTGCTGGCTCTAATATTATTGGGGGTTTAAGGGCTCGGCAAGAAATTTTAGTTTGGACGGATACTTCTCTTTATTCGATGAAGTTTATAGGTCAGCCCTTTATCTTTAGCACTAACTTAGTGAACGAAGGAGTGGGTTCAATTGGACCAAAAGCCATGATTAACAGTCCTGTTGGTGTGTTTTGGATGGATAAAAAAGGCGTTTATAACTACACAGGACAAGTCAAACCTGTGCCTTGCGACGTGCATGATTATGTGTTCGGTGATATAAATGAAGGTCAAGCCTATAAGGTTCATGGGTTTTTAAATAAGCGGTTTAATGAAGTCGGTTGGTATTATCCTTCTTCGGATTCTGATGAAATTGATCGTTATGTCTCTTACAATTATAACGAAAATGTTTGGTCGATTGGTCAAATGAGTCGTACCGCATGGCTTGATGAGGGGTTAGAGGCCTATCCACGAGCAGCGTATACTACGTCCGATGTAGGCTACCTATATCAACAAGAGCAAGGCAATGACGCTGACGGCTCACCGATGGATAACGTCTATATAGAGTCAGGGGATTTTGATTTACAAGATGGAGAGAGCTCTCAATACGTTGGTCGTATTATTCCCGATATTAAGTTTACCGGTAATAATGCCGCCTCTTTATTAAATTGTGTTCTTAAAACCAGGAACTATCCCGGTGAAAGCTTAACCACTAAATCGACCAGTAATGTGTCATCAAGTACCACAAAACTTAATGTTCGTGGTCGAGCAAGACAGGTCGTTCTTCGTTTTGAATCAGACGACGACAACACGACTTCATATACTTTGGGTCTTGGTTTTAGAATTGGTGCAACCCGTATAGGCACACGAGTTAATGGCAGACGTTAGTGGGTAGTCTATTACAAACGGGCCTGCCTTTAGCTTATGACCAAGTTGATCCAGACACATACAATCGTTTGGTTAGAATCCTTGAATTAAATTTATCTGCATTTGATCCGGATACCACCAATTCTGTTTTAGCTACTAAACGAGATCAAAATCAGTATAATAAAGGAGATATTATTTGGAACCTAACCACTGCTGAGTTGCAGGTTTGGGACGGCTCCAAGTGGTACACGCTGTATAGCACAACGTCAAATGGCTTATCTGCCACTGGCGCAATTGGTTCATTAACGGTATCTACTAATGGTGCCACAACTATCAATTTATAGAGGAAATATCATGCCAGGAATGACAGCTAGACGAGATATGATGAGAGGAGACCCTAAAAAGTTTATTCGTCCAGGAGACGAAGCTATTTATAACAAAGGCTCTAAGAAAAAGAGTAAAAGTAAGTCTAAGAAAAAATATTAATGCCCTATAAAACTAGGGGTAAAACCGTTCTTGTTAAAAAGAACGGTAAATGGACAAAGAAAGCAACAGCAAAGACTGCTGCTTCAGCGAAGCGTATGGTTAGTTTATTAAGGAGTAAGAAAAAGTAATGGCGCTATCAGATTTAGCTTTAGAGGAAATGACAAAACCTAAGAATATGCGTCAGCCTGACGAGGATTTTATGGGCCCTCCTTCTCCTTTCGCACAGGCACAAGACGATATTGCAACGATTCGTGCAGATAAGGTTAGGTCCGGTGTGAACAAAACTATTGATTTTCTTGGTTTAGATAAGATTTCTCAAAACACTGCAGATGTATTAAACCCAGGAAGTGTTTACAGTATGCCGGGGTCCACTAGGGGTCTTTCTGGTCTTGGTTCTTTGCAAGAAACAGACTACAGTTCCATGATTTCTCCAGAAAATGCAACAAGAATAGAAGAAACAGTCAAAACCGAATTATTAAGAAATCCTGAACTTTCAGACCAACAGAAACAAGAATCGGTAAGTAATTTAAGTAGCTCAAATATTTTAGAGTTTATGGGTGCTGTGTTCCAGGAAGCTGCCAATCTTCCTGACGAAGAAGTAGGGCTTATGCCTGCAGAGCAAGAACAAGAAGCAGAAATGTATATTGACGAGATATTGGGCACCGGCGCTACGGACAGTTTTGCTCCTGCCGGAATGAACTATGG